CTGGTGTTGTTCACAGAATCCGATCAACTCGGTGCCATCGCGGCGCCGTTCTACGCCTTTGCCGGCGCGGTCATCGCAGTCTACATCGGCGCTGCTGCCTACGACGATGTGCATTTTAAGGAACCCGCTGCATGAGCGAAGAACGCCTCACCTGACTCGATGACATGATGCCGAACCCTACGCTCTTACTGGGTGCTCTGCTGGGCCTTGTTGTGCTGGCTGGTGGCAGCGGTTGGGCTGGCTACAGCAAAGGCTACGCTGCGGCTGAGCGGGATCAAAAAGCCGCCATCGCCGACGCTCTACGGCAGGCGCAGGCTGACCATCAAGCCGAAATCGAACGAGGCAATGCCCTCTCTGCGCAGCTTGCGCAAAAACAGCGGGAAATACGAAAACTGAAGGACGACCATGAAGACTATGCTCGCGCTATTGCTGGTTCTTGTCCTGACCGGGTGCGGCTCCTCCATGATGCCGCCGCTCTGGGGCTCTCCTTGCCCACAACCCCCAGCGCACTTGCTGACGAAACCCGCACCGTTGCAGCCCGTGATCTCGCTCAAGCTATCGCCAGAAATTACGCCGCCTGCCAAGACGCCACCGCCCAGCTTAACGCGCTGATTGACTGGCATGCCCAAGGTGCTCGTTAGCATGTTGACATGTAAGCAAATAAGGTGTAAAACACAATGAACCTATTTTTAGGAAGCCGACTAGAGAAGCTGCACATTCAGGCGATCCTGAATTGCCGGCAGATTCCCGGGTTGGAACTGCTCTTTCAAAAGTTGCTGGACGAAACCAAGACCGCGCTGATCACTGCGGACGACACGGACGTAGTCCGCCGTCTTCAAGGTCGAGCCAAGGTCTTAGATGATTTTCTGGAGGCGATGAAAGACGCGCCTTCAGTGTTAGAGCGTCTACAAAAGTAGACGATTTTTGTAAGCACACCATTACGTGAAACGGCATACCAGATAGGCGCCGTGGAAACGGAGTTTGGTGCTTCATAGGAGCAATACCCAAATGGCAATGCCCAAGCAGGTCGAGCAGGAAATCAAGGCGCTCGAAGAGTTGGAAAAACAGATGCAAGCCCCCGCTGAGGAAGTTGGGGAGACTGTGGAAGCGGATGTACAACCCGAGGCTGGACCCACCGCACCCGTTGAAGCAGCGCCGACCCCCCAGGCGGTCGAGCCAGTGGTTTCGGAAGAGACGTGGGAGCATAAGTACACGACCCTAATCGGTAAGTACAACGCTGAAGTCCCCCGTCTGCACAGTCAGGTTAAGGAGTTGATGGGTCAGGTCGATTACCTGGATCAACAGCTACAAAACCGGCCCACCGAAGCCTCCAAGCCGACTCAGGAAACCCGGAGTCTGATCACCGATGAGGAGATCGACCTTTACGGCGCCGACTTAATCGACCTACAACGCCGCGTTGCGGAAGAGGTCGCCTCGAAGTACGACGCCATGCTGAACGCCGCCCAGACCAAGATTGACAGCCTGGAACAGCGTTTAATGCAAACGGGTAACCAAGTAGGGGAAATGTCTTTCGAGCAGACCCTGGTTCGCAAGATACCAGACTGGGAGAAAGTCAACGCCGACCCGCGTTGGGTGAAGTGGCTGGATGAAACCGACCCAGTCCTTCGCGCGCCGCGTCGTGTCGTTGCACAGCAGGCTTACAACGCTTCGGATGTTGACGGCGTCGCCCACTACGTGGCGCTGTTTCAGCAGGCTAATCCGAGCCAGACCAAGCCGTCGCCGCGCAAGACCGAACTGGAACGGCAAGTCGCACCAAGTCGTAACTCGACAACCGGCACCGTGGCGCAACCCACTGGGCGGACTTACAGCTACGCCGACTGGATGGCTGCGTCAGCTAACGTGGATGTCCTGGTAGCCCGAGGCAAGTACGACGAAGCGACAAAACTTGAAGCCGAGCTGGCTGATGCCATGCAGCATGGGCGCGTTTTAGCGTGAACATGATTACATGACAGCAGCTAGGTCAACCAACTTTGTTTTCTGAAAGGAACTATCATGGCTGCTGTATTTCCCGTTTATCCCTCCGGTAGTGGTGGCAAGTTTGACACCACCACTTCTTTCTCCGGCTCTTTTATCCCGACCCTGTGGTCGAAAAAGCTGCTTGTCAAATACTACGTTGACAATCAACTGACCGAGATCGCCAACACCGATTACGAAGGTGAGATCAAGAACCAGGGCGACACTGTACGCATCCGCGCCATCCCGACCTTGACGATCAACGATTATCAAGCGGGTCAGAGCCTGAGCTACGAAGTGCCGGACAACAGCTACCAGGAAATGGTCATCAACAAGGGCAAGTACTTTGCCTTCCAGTGCAACGATGTCATTGAGGCTCAGGCCGACCTCGACCTGATGAATATGTACACTGAAGACGCTGCCAAGCAGTTGAAGATCAACGTCTGTAACGAGGTGTACTTCAACACCTTCCTGGGTACGGCTAAGGGTGCTACCGGCACCCCGGCTACTTACGGCGCGGCGACCGGCAACTTCGGCGCTACTGCCGGCGTGAAGTCTGGCGCGCTTAACCTGGGTACCGCCGACGCCCCCATCGACACGTCCACGGCTCAGAACCTGCTCAACCTCATCCTCAAGATGAGCGCTGCGCTGGACGAGCAGAACGTGCCGGAGTCTGGCCGTTGGCTGCTGCTGTCGCCGTTTGACCGTCAGGTGCTGATGCAGTCGAACCTGGCGCAAGCCTACTTCACTGGCGATTCCGCCAGCGTGGTGCGCACCGGCAAAATCGGTATGATCGACCGCTTCAATGTGTATGTGTCGAACATGCTGCCGCGCCGCGCTGCCGATAAGGCTTGGGTGTCTGGTCAGACTGATCCGTCTACCGGTGCCGCCTGGGATACCACTGACAACAGCGCCCAGCGCATGATTGTCGCCGGTACCAAAGATGCGATCAGCTTCGCGACTCAGTTCACCAAGACCGAGACCCTGCGCAACCAGAATGACTTCGGTGATCTGGTTCGTTCGCTGCAAGTCTACGGCCGCAAAGTGATCAAGCCGGAAGCGCTGACCATCGGCGTCGTCAAGTAAACCTGCTGATGCGTAATCAGTAGACCGACTCACCCCTTCGGGGGTGGGTCTCTTTACGAGGTCTCCAATGAACTTCACTGATGTTATGAAAAAATTCGCCGGGGAATGGGAAGACGGCCGCGCGCTGATCACCGACCAAGGCGGTTACATTTGGGCGATTGCCACCGGCACCCCTGAAAATTTTACGCTGACCCATGATGGTCGGCGTTACGTTACGGCCTCGGCAGAACCCGCCGGGGCGGACAACCTGGCTGCCCGACGTGGACGAAAGCCCGCGTCTGTGGTAGAGTCTGTTAACACGTAAGCAGGATTAACCTATGGCCACCGTCAAAGTCGTTGATCTCGTCGCCCGGGCGCAGACGATTCTGCAAGACACTACAGCTACACGATGGCCGGTTCTGGAATTGCAGAACTGGCTGAATGACGCTTACCGCGAGATCGTGAACATCCGCCCGGACGTGAATACACAGACGGGCACCTATACCTGCACGGTAGGAACCCGCCAAGTGCTGACCTCCGGGTTTGCCAACGCCACCCGTTTGGTGGAAGTGACGCGCAACGTGGCGTCGTCCTCAGACAAGCGGGCGATTCGCCTTATTGACCGACGTGTATTGGACGACCAGCGCCGAGGCTGGCACGCCGAAACGGGCACCGTGAACATCGAGCACTATATGTTCGATCCGCGCCTGCCCAAGGAATTTCTGGTCTACCCACCGGCCACCACATCCGCCCAGCTTGAGGTGGTGTACGCCTCGGTCCCTGCGGCCCACGCCCTGAGCGAAGCGCAGTTGACCAACCCGGCCACGGTGACGCCGATCAACATCGACGATAACTACGCCAACGTGATGCTGGACTACATGTTGTACCGAGCCTACACCAAGGACGCGGAATACGCCGCCAACGCGCAGCGGGCGACGGGCCACTACCAGGCCATGCAGGCTTCCCTGGGTGTGAAGACGCAAAGCGACATGGCGGTTCAACCGGGGGCTGCCTGATGGCCGTCTGGAGCGCGTTCCATAGCTTGATCCTGCCGGAGACCCCTGGCTGCCCCGAGGTCACGGTGAACGGTGCGCTGGCGGCATCTGCCGC